TATTAGTATTTAAAATATTTTCATTCAAGTTTGATGTTATACTATTAGAGGTTGCTAATATATTAGAGTTTGCATTTGTTGAAATAACATTTGAGGTAATTCTCGTATTGTTAGAATTGTTTATATTGGTATTTAAAATATTTTCGTTCAAGTTTGATGTTATACTATTAGAGGTCGCTAATATATTAGAATTCGCATTTGTTGAAATAACATTTGAGGTAATCCTCGTATTGTTAGAATTGTTTATATTGGTATTTAAAATATTTGTATTCAAGTTTGATGTTATACTATTAGAGGTTGCTAATATATTAGAGTTTGCATTTGTTGAAATAACATTTGAAGTAGTAAGAGTATTAAAAAATTGTATAGAATGATTAGCTGACACAATAGAATTTAACATATTTGATGTTGTAGATACATAATTAGAAGTATCCAATATAACATTTCTGTTGTTTTTCATAAAATTTCCTCCAATTGAAATATCTTTAGAAATATCAACATTTCCCGAATCATTAAAAATTATAACATTACTCGTTATATTATCAGAAGCACGTTTTATACAAAACAAAGAATTAGAATTAGATATTGTCCAATCGCATTTTGTATTATCTCCAAAAATATCATTATTTCCTTGTTTAAAGTTTATATTAATAGTTCCATCGCCGGAATCTCTATCATCTTGAAGAGTTAATGTAACATTACTTTGAACTAAATGTAGAAGTGTTTTTGGATTTGTTATTCCAAAACCTACATTTAATATATCCATTGATTAATTATATGGGGCTGTCTATATAATTATATTTATATTAATATTTAATAAAAAAAATGCGGTATTATATAGATTAATGAACTTTTAGTTTAAGCTCATTAATCTCTATTTGTTGATTATTAATTTTTTCAGTTAATTCTTGTATGGACTTTGTCAATAATGGAATTATTGAAGAATAATCGATTGTATAATTATCGGTTTCGCTGGATGGACAATTTACAACATTTGGAAATATTGTTTCTATTTCTTGAGCTATAAAACCATACCTTTTTTTATCTGTTAATTCGTTTTGATCTAATAGAAAATAAGATACAGGATTAATTTTATTTACAAGTTCGATAACAGAATTTATTTGTGTTATATTTTTTTTATATCTTATATCGCTAATATGTGTTATACTAGTGCAGTTAATATTTCCAACAACATCTAACTTATGGGGAGTATCTATAGAAGGCGTTTTTCCAATACCTACTTTATCGTGAGCAACAGCAATTGTTGCATTTAAGGGTGTAAAAGGTGTTCCATTATTCCATATTTCGGTAGCAGTCCAACTTGATGATGGTTTTGGATAATATTCGTCAAGTTGTTCGGCGGATTTATTTAAATATAAATGTCCAACATCATTATTTAGTTTTGATTTCCAATATGCTGTGTAATAAACCTCTTCTGTCGTGTTTGGCATATCTTCATAAGATCCTGATACATTTGCTATAAAGTTAGAATATGTACTTGATTCCGCTCCTAAATTATGCGATATCCAACACGAAGAACCCATTGTTTCTATATCATTACCATTAGGACCTGTTAATTTTATCCATCCTCCTGTTCCAATTTTTCTATATAATTGTAATCCCCACCATCGCGAGTCATATTCATAATCCATACCAATGTGACAAACTATAGATACAAGTATTTTAGATGTAATATGACATGGTTTTATATTTATAACAAAGCCATTTACAATATCATTATTTATGGGCTCCCATTCTCCACTATTGCCTGTTTTTGAATTTGTAGAAGTATATGTTTTATGTTTTGTTTGTATTGTCATTCCTTGTGAAAACTCTAGAACAAATGGTATTCCATTGAGATTATATGATAGAGCATTAACACCTCCATTAACATCTAATTGGTGATTAGGCTCGCTAATATTAACACCTATATTTCCAGATACACCATTTATCACAAAACGTTCGTTTATGATATTATCAATTCCACTTTCTAATTTATATTTATTATTAATATTTGATATTCGCCAACCGCATTTTACATTATTTTCTATATTGTTATTATTACCATTTATAAGTTCTATTGATGTATGCGAATTATTATCTATTCTACTATCTTGTATTTTTAATGTACTATTATTCCCATATATTGACAATATACTTGATGGATTAGTTGTTCCAATGCCTACATAACCATTATTTATTATAGTAAATACTTCATTTGCTTTATTTGAAATATTGACAATATCACCTAAAATATTGTCCTGTTTTACATAAAATGCTGTATTAACGTCTGTGTTAATTACCTGCAATTGTTCTGTAACATAAACATCTGTTTGTAAAATTGTACTATTTCCTGTTATTTCTAAATCTGTAGCTGTTATTTTTCCTTGAACATTTATATCACGGTCATATATGTTATTTACAATAAACCTATTATTAGTCCCATTTGCTACATTATCTGCATTAATATTATTAATAGTATTAGAAATTATATTAGAAGTTTGTAAAACATAATTAGAACTATCGTTTATTCTATTATTTAATGTTGTCGAAATTACATTAGATGTTCGCGAAATATAATTAGAAGTATTAAAGTCTAAATTGCTTGATTTGTTGTATAATATATTTGAAGTTGAAGAAATATAATTGCAAGTATTTAATATATTTGTGTTTAATGTTGTAGAAATTACATTGGATGTTCGCGATATATAATTTGAACTATCATTCATAACATCTCTCCCTTCAACTCTTAATATACCATTAGATGTATCAATATCTCCATACAGATCTATTTTATATTTTGGAGAATTTAAATTATTTTTATGCAATACCATAACATCTTTAATAGAATTATCCTCAATTTTATCAGTAACGCTAAAAAGTTTGTAATTATCAAAATTATCAATAGATTTTGATTTTATTTCGACACCATTTATTCCAGTGCTATTAAACACTATATTACTTGAATTGACAAAGTATTTATTATATAATCCTTGGTTCAAAATTTCAATCAAATCATTCCCATCGCCATCATATATTTTTCCATTCACAATAATATCATCTGCTGCGTTTATTACACCTTTTATAAAAATATCTCCATTATCAGTTATTTTTAAATTTGTAGAATTAATATTTTTTATATTATCTTTATATTTTAATTCAAATATACCATCATATGCTAAAATTTCATAACCATTGATATTTTCATTGTTATAATCTATTTTATTTAACAATGTTATATGTGGTTTTATATTTTTTACATTATAATTTTTGATTTGAATTAGAATGTTTCTTGTCTCGCTTTCGTCAAAAAAATTATAATATTCTTCCAATGCTATATTGTTCGTGAATGAATTACCATAAATATCAAAATTATTTACTACGTTTTTTACCGTATCACCTTGTGAATTATATTCTACTTTTAATAGTTTCATATTTCTGTTTATATTATTGACGGTTGAAGAAATGGAATAATTTGATGTTGATATATTTATAGTATTTACATTTGGATTATTTGGATTTACTATTGGTATAGGAACCTCTAATATTTGTAATTCATTGTTGTAATTTGTACTTATAAAATTGTTTGGTAATACATTACTAGTTTCAAATCTTATTATATTATTGCGATTTATAGAAAAGGTATCTGTTATCTCTATATTAGAATTATATCTTATTATATTATGCGTATTAGTTTTTAAGAATATATTACTATTCGCGAAACTGTTTTGAAGTTTGATTGTATTAGTGTTTAATTTTGCAATACTATATATACTATCATTATTCTCAAAAACTAATGGATCAGTATCCTCATATTTATATATATCAGTATGTATAATATTGTTGATAGTTATAATATTACTATTGTTATCAATAACATTAACTACATTTAATCCTGGAGAAATCGTAATATTGCATGTTATATTATCTGCAATTAAATATTTATTCAAATATGTAAAATTAAAATTATAGGATAAATTATAATTTTCTGTTTCCGCTTGTTCGTTTAGTTTTGTAAGAGCTAAAGTTTTATCAATATTATAGTTTATGGAATGAGACTTTACCGATATATTTTCGGCTGATATTGTATTAATATCATATGATAATGAAGGTAATATATGAATATTGCAATTATCTCCAGAATCATATAACTGGGTTATAATTATTTGATCAACTACAGTTGTTGGAATATATTTAGTAAGATTATCATTATCGCTATAATTAATATAATTAATAGATATATTGCTGGAATAATAAGTAATTGGTATATTTACATAATTTGTATCGTAAATTAATTCTTTAGTACTTTTAATTCTTGTTTTAAATATAAAGTCAGGGTCATTCCTATCCTCTTCAGTTATACTATTTAAAAAGTCATCAACCAAGTTTGTAACATTGATATTAAAGTTATAATCTGAAATATATTTTTGGTTTATATTTGTCCAAGTCGTTTCTGGTTCTGTTATTTGTACATCTATGAGTTTTACGGAAACTATACTATCTGATAAATATTGGCTTGTATATCTATTATAAACAGATACAGCCGAATTATCATATTCGCTTTTTATAACAAACGATTCAACGGGACTTTCATCATTAAATCCAAACCTGGCTCCCTTTCTATCATTACCTTGGTTGTCAAAAGCATCAATTGTAAAAACATTTTTTTCAGATAGTGATTCATTATATATACTTTCGCGAGAAGTATTTATTGAAAACTTATAATTATTTGCATGATTACCTCCATATATCGTATGTATGGTATTTGTATCACCCCCAGTATTTACCAAATTGATTGAAGCCGGTTTTTCATTATTTGTAATTTGCAATCCATATTTATCATTACAATCTATATGAAATCCAATATTACTATTATTTATATTATTTCCTAATCCAAAATGTGCTTGTGTATTTATTAGATTACCAAAGGTATCATTATTACTTTTAAATTCAATAAAGCTATTATATGCTTTTGTATTCGTATTATAAAAACTCATATTAAATTTAGACGCATTATTATCATTTTTCATAATTTTGAGTTGAACCATATTACTCGTATTCGTAATCTTGTCTATATTATCATCAAACGCACCATTATTAACATTATATATACCAATTTCTATAGAAGATGATGTTTTTGCTTCATCGGCTATTTCATATGTAATAAACTTTGCTACAGAAAAATCATTATCGACTTGTTTGATAATTAATGGAATTGACATATTATCGCTTGTTTTTGGGTGAATAACAAGACTGGAATCCGGCGTCAATAAACTAAAGTTTAAAGCTATTATATTATTTTCAATATCTTCACTTGATACATTAACTGGTTGCGTTGTTGTATATGTTGTCGCATTGTTAATAACACTTACTAAATTGGATATAGTATTTAATTTAAAATTAAAATTATCTCCATTTTTATCTATAATTTTAATATTTCCATGTACTTCTAAATCGCCATATATAGACATAGCAGATTTATTTTCATAATTAACATCAATATTAGGATTATTTACATCTATATGATAATTAGAATCAACCGTGTTATAATAAAATGACATACCATAAGTTGTTGGTTTAAATGTTTTATCAGTATAACCGATTTGCAAAGGTCCTATAACTGGAATATCATTATTTCTAATATTATTATACATATGATTTTTGTATATAAACCATTTTTCATCATTTCTCTCATTCCCTGCACCTCTTTCAAATTCGCAAATATCTATACCACTATAATCAGCATTATTATTAGCACCCCCACCTCTAACCCCCCTATATATACGAATTACTGAATAATTATTATCTTCTGTTGTTAAGTTTCTTACTTGTAATGGGGCTACAATTTTTTCATTTGTCCAACCAATACCTATTTTTTTCTGTGTATAAAATGTATCAGTATTATTGTTTGCATTTTTCAATGTTTCTATAATATTGTCATTTTGATAATATAAATCGGCATTTAAACCTTCATTAACATTAAAACCTTTCATTTTAGTAGAAATAGATGTGATATTATTATAATTTACACAAAACTTGTTTGTTGATATATCATTCAAATTGAAATAATTTTTTTGTTTTTCATACATAAAGCTTGTCGTGCGAACATTATCATTATTAATATTTAAGTAATAATGTAATGCGGTAACATCACCATTAACATCAAGAGCATAACCTTCGGCTGGTGTTAATTTGTTTATAGAGACCTTATTTTCATTAATAGATAATGTTGGTGGTGTATTTTTTAAATTAGGAAAGTTTAAATTATCTGTAAGTTGTGATATATCTGAAGATGGGTAAAAATATATATTATTTTTTTTACCTTGAACCCTATTAGTGTTTATTATGAGACTATTATCAGTAAAGTCAAGACGATGTAATCTACCTATATTAGTTTTATAATCTATTGAGTCAACTGTGCTTTTCATATATATATCAAATGTATCATCAAATAATACATCGTCTTTTATAATATTAAGCATTCCATCAAATCCGTCTGAAGCTTGAAATCCTATCCCAAGTTTTTTTGGAAAACTAATATTACTATTAATTAATTGCATACCATAATCACTTGAACTACCTGTTCCACCATTTATATTCGTTAATGAAACTGGTTGTCCATATACGAATATATTTTCAACATTAAGGTTTTTTACAGTGACATTATTAGGTCCATCGAAAATAACATCATCTTTGAATGAAACATTTCCTCTAAATATAGATTCCTCAGTAACAGTTATTCTTTTAGATGTTAAATTTTTTACAATAGCATCTTGAGAAACATTAATATTACTTGTATTTAATACTCTCGCGATATTAACATTATTATTAAAATTGTAAGTTTCTCCTTGAAAATCACCACCTCCTATTTGACTTGCATTTAATACACCAAAACCATCTTTGCGGATATATATATCATCTATATTTTTATATGTATTCGTTATAAAGTCTTTAGATACTATTTTGTCAAACTTTGAAACACCTATTACTTCCAAACGTGGCTTTCCTGATTCTGGTATAACATCTACAATATTACCTTGTTTAAGTGTGTATTTATTAAAACTTATTTCATTATTTTTATTTGTACCTATACCAACATTACGATTTTCATCAATTGTCATTGCTGGTAAATTATCAAGAGATGTATTATAAACAGGCAAACTTACATCCCCATATAAGTTATTAATAACATTGGAGGATTGACTAACATGAAACTCCAAAGGCATACCAACTGAAGTAGATATTATTGCTGGAGATTTAGAATTTCCACCAATAATACCAATATTAAACATAGTTGCGTCATCGCCTGTATTTACTTCATTTCGTAGTGCTATTTGCATACTATCAAACTTGTTATTTGCATATGATACAATATTCAACGGATGTGTATTTTTATATGTATTATCCATCCCACCCAATGTAACATATTTAGTAGTAAATACATTTTCAACATTTTCATAAATAGTTCCTGATATGTCAGGTATATCATTTGTAATAAATCCTGATTTAAATGGTTGTGAATTTGTTAATGTTGATGCTATAGTAATGATATTACTAACCATACTTGCAGATACAGGATCTGACGATGAAATACTAATATTATCCAAATGCAAAGACTTCGCAATAATAGCACCATTACAAACAATATTATTTCCAACAAATAATGATGTATTATTATTCAAATTATTAGTTGTATGTCTAGAGGCATCAATAGATATGCCTCTTTTATTTACAATAAAATTGTACAATGTTCGTGAAGGGTCTTCTACATCATAGGTTTTTTCACCAACAAAAAGATATTCGTCCTCAGTCATATCTAATTTTGAAAGATTAATAGCATTGTTAGTATTTGTATCCTTTTGTAATCCTATAGCAACCGAATCAATTTGAACAGTAGGTTCGATAATTTGTGTATCGCCGGAACTCATAAATAAAGGGTATTCTATTTAAAAGAAATATACTATTAATATTTATATATAATTCTTTATGTATAAAGATAAAAAATGATAGAATATTTAATAGTATTTTTCTATACATAATATGAAACGCATTGAAAATATTCACAATAAAACAAAAGATGTATATATTGAAAATCAACCTTATAATGATAAAAATATATTGCTTTCTAATGATAATTTAACAAAACTATTTGACGAAAATGGATTATCAGGTATTAAATTCAAAAATATTAATTTATATCGTGTTGCTTTTGTTCACAAATCATATTGTACAATGAAAAACACAGACTTTAATAAAAGTAATGTAAATTGTCCAACCAATTGTTTGCCTTTACAAGATATGTCCTATGAACGATTAGAGTATTTGGGAGATTCTTTATTAGGAATGATTGTTGCAAATTATCTATATTGTAGATTTCCTGATCAAAATGAAGGTTTTTTATCAAAAATAAGAACAAAGATAGTTAATGGAAAAATGCTTGGATATTTATCTGATAAAATAGGACTTCCGCTGTTTGCCATAATTTCAAAACAAGTAGAAGAATCAGGAGGTCGTAAAAATTATAAAATTATGGAAGATATTTTTGAAGCATTTATAGGAGCATTATTTTTAGACTTCCAAACAGAAACAGATATAGTATCATTGCCAACAGATATTAAACTATCTCCAACAACAGGGGCGGGATATTTTATAGTTGAAAGTTGGTTGATTTATATTATAGAAAATTATATAGACTTTTGCGAATTGATTAGGATTAAAAATAATTATAAAGATATGCTTGTATCACATATGAATAATTATCTACAAGATTTTCCTCAATTTAAAGAGATAAATGTTACGTCTAAAGATAATGCACGCATATTTACATATTGTGTTAAAGATAGAAATGGAACAATTATTTCAACATCTACAGGTGGAAATAAAAAAGAAGCAGAGAACAATGCAGCAAAAGAAGCATTGTTATATTATAGTGTAGATATACAAGAATATAATTCTAATATATAAACAAACAAAGAATAAATTATATATTTATATAAGTTAAAAATGCCAGATATAAAAATAACACACTTGGTATTGTCTGGTGGTGGGATGAGAGGAGTTATGTTTATTGGAGCATTAAGACTTTTGTATTTAGAAAATTTACATAAAAATATAACACATATATCAGCAAATTCAATAGGTTCTTTTATAGGATTAATGATCGCTTTTAAATTAACAATTGAAGAAATGGAAAAAATAATATATGATATGAAAGACGATAATACTTTATGTTTTATTCCAATAAAAAACTATATTCGCTTTATAACCGAATATGGATTTTTTTCAATAGAACTTTTTATGAATCATTTAATAAAATTAATTAATATTAAATATCCAGATATGGGAGATGATATAACTTTCATGGAACTATCTAAACGATTTGGTATAAACTTATATATATCTACGACAAATATAAATAGATGCGAAAATCGTATTTTTTCAATTGACAATACACCTGATAATTCTGTTTTTAGAGCGTGTGAGGCTTCTATGTCTGTTCCATTATTATTTAAACCTATTAAAATAGATGATGAATATTATTACGACGGAGCACTAACAAATAACTTTCCAATTAAAATATTTTCAGGTGTTCCTAAAGAAAATATATTGGGTATGATTTTATATTCAGAGAAGAAACAAAAAGAAGATTATCTTATGCAAAATAAGAAAATAAATATTTTTTTTATTTTAAAACAATTATTTAATATTTTTGATATTTTAAGAACACAGCAAGTTTTATTAAAACAGATAAATACTTCAGAAATAGATAATTATTATATGCCAAGTATTATAACAAATCAAAAAACATTAAACTTTAAACTTGATAAAATGGGTGTTAAAATGATATTAACATCTTACCAGATTGAAAATATGATATACGCTGGTTTCGATAGTATGTCAAAATTTATAGATAAAAGAAGAAGTCAAGTAAAAGAAGAATATGATAAAAGATTAGAATATGCAGATATTAAATAATGTAAATATATTATAGTAGTTATAACTATAATTTAATGAATAATAATGTAGAACCATATGTATTTATTTTAGATTTAGATGGTACAATAATTGGAGATTGCAGATATCAATGTGATATATATAATATACAAGAAATTATTAGAAATAATAGTTCTCAAAAACTATTAAAAAATAAAACATTATGTGAAAAAAATTTATGCGAGAGTTACAATAATGAATCACTTTTAATAAGACCATTTTTTAATAAGTTTATGTTAGAAATTAAAAAACAATATCCTAATAGTTTTATATATATATACACAGCATCTGAAAAGTCGTGGGCACATAAAGAAATTAGTATTATAGAAAAACAAAATAATATTAAGTTTAATAGACCAATATTCACAAGAAATAATTGTATAATAGATCAATATGGTGTATATAAGAAGTCTGTAGTTAAAATATTACCATTAATTTTAAAGTCTATGAAAATGCCAAAAACTTATGATATTTCTAAAAAACTTCTTATAATAGATAATAATGATACATTCATAGATTATACTGAAAACTTATTAATATGTTCAACATATAATTATATTAAATTTAATGATCTATGGGATAATATTCCAGAAGAATATCTTGAAAATGAATTATTGAAATCTTTTATTTCATCTTTAATATCGTCAAAAAAAATACATAATATTCGTAGTAAAAAAAGCGAAGTCCAAGATAAAGTACATAAATGGTTATATAAAAAATATAAAAAAATAAATAAATATAATTATAGGTTTAGAAATGATACATTTTGGAAGGATTTGATAACACACATTAAAAATAATAATATACAAGAATATAATAAACAGACTTTACACATAATGAAAAAAAGTATAAAGATATAGAACGTAATAGGAATATATTTATTATGATTTATGTAAGTTTTGATATTGGGGTAAAAAATTTAGCATTATGTGTATTAAAAAAAACTGATGTTATAACAATTATAGATTGGCGAATAATAGCATTAGCAGAGAGTAAAAAAGAAATTAAAGGAATTGACGATATATCTGAACGTATATATATTGAAATGGATAACATTATAGGTGATTTAAAATTAAGAGGCATAGATAAGATAGATTATGTTTTAATAGAAAATCAACCATCTAATTTAAATGGAATTATGAAAACAATTCAACATATAATTTATTGTTATTTTAGTTTAATAAAGTATTGGGATAAAGACGTTAAAAATGTAATACTAGTAAATGCTTCATTAAAGACTAAAACACATGATTACAAACCAGAAATACAAACAACTGTAGAAAGTCCTAAAAATGCGAAAGGGTTTCGGAAGGATAAATATAAAATTAATAAAAAACTAAGTATTGATATATGTAGTAATTATATTAAAGACAATGAAGTATTGGCAAGTTTATTTGCAGAAAATAAAAAGAAAGACGATTTGAGCGATGCTTGTCTTCAGGCAGTTGCATATATTAGAACAAATATAAAAGACGAATCATTAGATAAGTATAATGTATTATATAATTAAATCATTTTTTTCAACATATATTTATGCGTTTTTATTTATGTATTAAAATTATTATAATATATAAACAATTGATAGCCAATTAAATATATAATATGTCCAATATATCAAATCTCAATAATAAAAGTGATGATTTAATCGAGTTAAATAAAAAGAGTTTTGATACTAATTCTTTTAATTTTGATATACCAAATAAGCAAAATAGAGTACAGCAAAATAACTTTATAGACGATGATGTTTTATTTAATAAAAGCAAAATAAGTTCGGATGTTATGTCAATGTCTTCTAGATCATCTTCGCGTGCAAGTTCCGTATCCGGAAAAGGAGATAGAGAAAAATATATGAAAAATATGAAAAATAAATCAAGACACGACTATAATAAAAAGTCTAAAGATGATGATACTGATAGTAGCCAATCGAGTAGCAAAAGTAGCAAAAGTAGCAAAAGTAGTATTGCGAGTAAAGGAAATGAAAGTAACGCCGGTAGTTTTTATAGTAATGAAAGTGAAGAACAAGATGAAAGCGTTAAATCATATAATGACAGCGAAGGAAGTAAAATAATAAAGAAAAAAAATTTAAGCCCTAAAGAAATAATAAAAAATGAAATAAATGAAAAAAAAGAGATAATATATCAATTGGACAGATTAGAATCAAAAGGGTTCAAGGTTCCTTTCAAGTTTAATATGAACTCTGACTTTGGAGAAATGAAGTCTGAATATAATCGTATAATTCGTGAGAAAGAGTTAGATGGTAGCGTTAGATTTCAACAAAAAATGCTTATGGCGTTTATCTCTGGAACTGAATATATGAATAGTCGTTATGACCCTTTTACTATTAAATTAGATGGATGGTCTGAACAAGTTAATGAAAATATAAACGATTATGATGATATTTTTGAAGAATTGCATTGTAAGTATAAATCTACAGGTAAAAAAATGGCTCCCGAGCTCCGGTTGTTTATTTCCTTGTCGGGAAGTGCTTTTATGTTTCATTTGACAAGTCGCATGTTTAAAGAACAACCTATGCCCGATGTTGAAAATGTGCTTAAATCAGACCCTGAATTAATGAAACAATTTCAAAATGCTGCGGCAAAACAATATATGATGGGTAATAACAAAATAGAACCACCTATGAAACAAAATAATAGTGGCTCCGATAGTATGGGATTATTTAATATGGTAAGTAATATATTTGGAACATTAAATGGTGGTTCTATGTCTCCGGATATTATGCCAAGACAGATGCCGAGTTCTAATAATATGAATGCTACGTATGGTATGAATAATAATGCTATAAATAGACCGGATCAAGATGTTGATAATATCATAAGAAACATGCATAGTAAGATTTCTGTCGAAGATAATGATGACAATATAGAAACATTATCTGTTAGTGACGAAGAAATAACATCAATTTTAGAAGATACGGCTGATATTAAGATATTAAGACAATCCTCAGGAGGACGTCCTCGTAAAAATACACGAACATTAAATCTTTAAATTAATTATTATAAAAAAAAGGCGATATTTAAATATTTATCGTTTAGACTTTGAGCGTACATTACTTATTTTTTGAGCTGATTTATTAACAAATGAGCCAATATCATTTACGGACTTTGAAATAAGTCCAGGAGTTTTGCGGATAGTTTGCATAGGATTTCTCACGGTATTTTCAACCTCTTCCTCAAATAACTCTAGTTTACCTAATAATGTGGATAAGGTACTTATTAAAATTGGGACAATAATAATGGTAAATAACAATGTAAGGAATAGGAATAAAGATACCATTGTTCCAACAGCTATTACATCACGGCTCATATCTTCCGAGCATTTGCATTTTTCGTTTGTCAAAAATCTAACATAATCAAAAGCATAATATATATATACAACGAATATTAGGAAAAATACGAATGTACCCATTGCTAATAGTTGTACTACAGCGGGACCCATATTTTTAGCAATACTAGAAACCGAAACAAATGAAGTCACTAAGAAATACGATAGAGCGACTAATGTAAAGTTCTTAATAAAATCTTTATTCGGGTGTTCGGCACATTCACAACCGATATTTTCAAGTTTATATAAATACGCGTAAATTATAATTAATAATATCGCAAATATCATTTGAATAATCACACTACTGTAAAATGACAAGTTGTTTTCCGCACCTTTCATATTTACTTATTCTTACTCTATACTATTATATAGAAATTATTTATATTTATAATTCTACAATATTATAGATTATAAATTTTGTTGTTGTATTATAATTTTTTATATCAAGACTTTTTATTTTATTAACAACATCTATAGACTTTTCAATTTTTAAAAACTTATATATTTGTTCCATAAATATGTCTATAATATATTTATGAACCGTTCCTTCGTTTATAATTATATACATATAATCGTATATTCTGTTTATTAATTCCGGTATTTCATTTTTTTTAACGATAGTCCAAGCTTTATTTATATTATGCGTACATTTCTTCCATTTTATATAATTACAATACAATTCATATTCGTCATTTAATAATAGCAAATTATTATCATATATATATTGAGGAGGTTTCCATTGTTCGTTCTCATTATAATCTTTCCATAATTTTTCTATCATTTCATCATAAAAGTCTTTTTCAAAGAAAGATAATATATCAATATATATAATGTCATCATTTATCTTAATATACCCCCATATTAATGTAAAAAACTCTTCATTATTATTTTCAATAACTATATTTTTTATTTTTTCATAAATAATATCTTTATTTTTTACAGTTAATTTATTAAGATGACCGATTAGATTTCTTTTTACTATAGAATTGTTTGTAAAGTTAGGTATAATTATATGAAATCTTTTTTTATTATTATTATCTCCGTCTTTTTCTTTTTTTGTATATACCTTTTTCGCCAATATCATTTTTGGATCATAAAAAGAACTAAAGCAAGTATATTTTTCTTTTAACTGCGATACTTTTAAAAGAATGTCCTGTGGAATACAAGATATTTTATTATATTTATCTTGAAATTCTAAAAAATTAATTTTAACAATTTGTTCTGTCATTTATATTATACTTTATATGAATAATCTTATATGAATAATCTTATAGATATATATAATACATAAAGCAGAAAATATATATATATAATATATTGATGAATATTATAAGCGATATATCAGCTTGTAAAGACTTTATACATAGTATTGAAACTATTTATAGCACACATTCTATTTATCGAACAATAATAATTTGCAATGAAAATATTGATTTATATGTTGATTTTTTTAAAAAAAAAGACTACGATGTTCTTATAATTGATAAATATGAATATATTAATTATGATTTAATTGATAAACGTATTTTCATTATTAAAGAAAATAGTTTTATTAGTTTTATAAAAGATGTAAATAATAATGATAATTATAATGATATTATATTTTATAATTTACTTGCATTTACGAAAAATAGCAATAAGGAAAGTTTATTATTAGAATATAGGAAAATTGTTAAACACAATGGTGATTTTATTATCTGATAATATTTTAGAGTATATAATGAAAAAAGACGGGTATATGAGTGAAATATTAGCAATAATGACTATATTTATTATTATTGCAATTATTGCATTAGGGGGATTTAATTATAAAAAAATAGCAGAAAAATTCAATAGTGATAAAAAATATACTTTAGAATATTATTACATGGATGGGTGCGGACATTGCGTTGATTTTAATAAATCAAAAATATGGGAAAAATTAGAAGCGGAAAACTGGGAAAATGTAACATTAAAAAAATATAATCGTCTTGAAAAAATGGATAGAATAGAAAGGTTTAATATAACAGGATTTCCATCTATAATACTTGTAAAAAATGAAGAACTTGTAGAAAATTATAATGGTCATCGAACATTTAATGCTATATCGGCATTCATTAAAAGTAAAGGTATATAAGATGATAATAAAATATGATTATAGTATTACTATAATAAAATGGGCGGTGGATTGATGCAATTGGTTATAACCGGTCATGCGATGGACCAATTTATATTAACAAACGCAAGCATTAATTACTATAAATATGTTTATAAAAAACATACAAACTTTTCTATGGAAAATCACGAAATAACACCTATAAATAATGGTAATAATGGATTATTACGAAGTGCGACAATGACATATGAAATAAAAAGACACGGTGATTTATTAAGTAATATTTTTTTAAGTTTTAAAGTCCCTGATATATATTCTACCAATGACTTTAAGTTTAGATGGGTTAATAATCTAGGATTTAATTATATTCATAGGGTATATTTTATAATAGCGGGTCAAACGATAGAAACAATATACGGAGAATGGATGAATATATGGAATGAATTGACAAATAAGGACGGGACAACTTATAATAAATTAATTGGAAATATTCCCGAATATACAGATCCTGTTACTACAAATCCAAAAGTAACAATTATTAATAATAAAATTATTACTGTTAATTATCCCGCGACTTCAATTTTAACGGATACTATACCAAGTATAAAAGAAAGAGAAATACAGGTTCCATTACATTTTTGGTTTACAAGAAATCCATCGCTTGCGTTACCATTGTTAAAACTAGCAAATAATGAAATAAAACTCGTTGTTGAAACGAATTTAAATGCGATTGAAGGTTTATACACTATATGGTCTGAAAAATTAAATACACATGTTAGCAGTTATTTATATAATAAAATAAATCCCAATAATAAAATAAATATATATAAGTTTATAAAATATGATGGAGTATTGAACACATTTGACGTAAATAATAAATTACATTTAACATATGTTTTTTTGGATAATATAGAACGAAGTAGAATGTTGATGGATACAAATACTATAAATTATGTTATAGATACAGTTAAGAAAGCAATTGGTGATGGTAGTGATGGTAAATATAACATAACAAACGCAAACAATCATATTAAGGAATATATATGGACTATAAGGCGCAGTGATATTATTAATAATTTTAATAATTATATTAACTATACAGCACAACACACATACAATGAAAGTATGGGTATTCTCAAAAAAGCAACAATATCGTGGATTAATCAAACAGAAAGAGTAGAATATGATGCTAATTTTTATAATCAAATACAGCCATATTATTATCATACTAATATTCCGAGAACAGGTATTTATTGTTATTCATTCGCTTTATTTCCAGAAAAAATTAATACTTCAGGATCTTATAATAATTCAAAAATAACAACATCGCTTCAATTAGAATTAAATGATTACACTAATAATCAATCATATACAAATATGATCAATAGTATAAATAGTTTAACAAACTCTGTCGAAAAAATAACATACGATGTTAGCATATTTATAAAAGAAATTAATATATTAAGTGTTATTAATGGACAGGCGCGTTTAAAATATGCGTAATTTTATAATCTTCTTTTTCTAATAAGTATAATGGATTTATTTACGTTAATTATAATTTTATTAGCGGGATATATTATAAAATATTTAATTGATACAATTAATTCATTAAATCGCGAGATAAAAGAAATAAAAGAAAAATGTATAAAGTCAAGCGATAATGTAAAATTTAAAACAAAAACAGAAGAACCTAATATAAAAATTAATAGAGATTTGATAAATAGTATTAGTTATTTCAAAGACTTTTTTGATAATAAAGATATATAAATGATAAAGCCGTTACTATATTTAAAAGTTAAATATAATATGCCCAGAAAAGCAAAAGTTATTGATGATAAAACAATAAATGTAAAGAAAAAGAACTTATTAAATACTATGGTAAAAGACATATCGATTGTTGATAATGAAGATATAATACTGCAATTACCAATATCAGAATATCAAATATCTAAAATGAATGAAAGTGTTGATACGGAAATATTAGAAAATCCAGAACCATATGAACCCAATTGTTTTTATTTAAATGAATCAAATATTTACAATAACATTCAAGATAATATTATAAATGAAGAAAGTTTATCTTCAGATAATGGAACTTCTCTATCTAACAAAGAATATAATGAAAATATTATAAATACTCATAATAATTGCTATTGGTGTTGTCATCCAATAAATAATAGAACATTTGGAATGCCATATAAATATAATGTTAAAACGGATACATATATATTATTTGGGAACTTTTGCTCATTAGAATGTGCTAATGCTTATAATTTTGCATCTCATTGCGGTAGTTATAAGGTTTGGGAAATTAATAGTTTAATACAAATGTTAAGTAAGCATTTTGGCGTTTCACATCCTGTTCGTCCAGCTCCTTCAAGATTTTTATTAAAAATATTTAATGGACCTATGACAATAGAAGAGTTTAGAAGTGGTCATTTAACAAATGATAAAACGCATTTGTTAAATTTACCACCAATGATATTAACAAATTATAATTATGAAATTGTAAATACATCGTATTTAAAAAATATAACAGATAATATGCATATTAAAAACGATATTGGTAAGGAAAAAATAGAATTGGGTAAAAATATAAATCCGTTTTTTAATAAAAAATGATATAAGAATATACATTTATATATATAAGAAAATATGACAGACATTTATTTTTCAAAATATAGAATTTCAACAATTACTTGCAATGCTAATATAGGATGTTCGATTAATATCAATTTAGGAATATTATTTGACAATATCATTGTATCTGAGACACCAGATGTAGATAATTCGTTGGTTTGGGCGCAGTTTATGAAAGATGGAACAGATGTATCTAAGGGTGTATATCCAAAAAAGAGAAGGAAAAGTAAAAAAGATAAAATGAAAAAAAACAGATTTGATAATCAGGTAACGGTTATCTATAGATTTAGAGATAAATATATACCTAATGTAAAAATATTCAAAAATGGTAATATTCAACTTACAGGAATTAAAAGTGTTGAAGATACTGAAATAATTGTTAATACAATTATTGATAATATCAAAGAGATATATAATAATATTGACAAAAATATTATTATTAATGTTCTTGAAGATTATGTATTGGATTTAAAATATCAAAACTTTAAAATTAGAATGATTAATACAGACTTTAAGGTCTATACAGACCCTGAACTAACGAAAGGATTTGAAGTAAAAAGAAGAGAAATACATAAATTATTCATTGGAGATGAATATAATAATAAATGTTCATTTCAGCCCGGTATTTATCAAGGCGTCAAATTAGAATATTTCTGGAATGAATGTAATATTAAAAAAAACGGGATATGTTCGTGTCCTATAAACTGTTATGGTAAAGGAACCGGTAAAAGCATTAGTGATTGTAAAAAAGTGACAGGTGCTTTATTTGAAAGCGGAAGTGTCTTAATAACAGGAGGTGTCACATTCGAACAAGTTGATGAAACTTACAAATATATATGCGACTTTTTAAGAAAACATAAGGATGTTATTAAAAAACCTCATCCAAGTGCTTTGTTATTAGTATGACAGAATATATTATAATTATCTTCAGTATTTGAAACGCTATCTTCGTCCGTATATTTTTTAAACATACTCGTTACAACAGTATTATTTCCTGGTCTATTAAATGATGGTATATGATGACTTGCATAAAATTGCGAACTAAAATCAACAGCATCTGGAAAAACAGAAGGTTGTTTATAATTATTACCCCACGGTTTTTTATCAAATAGTACTTCTCCTGTATATAGTCCTGCGTTTTTCGGAGGTACTGGAACACCAACATTTGGAGCATAGTTTAACTCTGCGTATTCTAATTCTTTTTTCATTATTCTATATAGAATGAGGATATTAATATGTCATAATATTAGATTTATTTTTTCTCTATATATAAAAATGAAACTATATTATTAGAATGTATTCGTTATGAACCGTGTAAAATTTATGATAAATAATTATAAAAATTATTTGAATTATAATTGTGTTCATTATCAATACAGTAGTGATTTTTGTTATTACAGAATTATAAAGATTATGTTAAATAAATTATCTAATTCAATAAAACCAATTAATATAGATTTAAAAATTACTATTAATTATAAATGTATTAATAAAATATTAAACGTTTGTTCGTATTATGATTATGTATCTAAAATATACGAAGATTATATTCATAAACATATTCGTATAATTGAATTAAATATCATATTACTTGAACTTTATTTAAAAGAGATTGAGCATACAATTAAAGATTTAAAAATAATTAAGTATGATGACGAATTACAAATCAAATTAAATAGAGATACTATTGACTTTTTTAATATAATATTTTCATCTAATACAATTAATGTTTGCAGTAATATTAAATATACCAATATTTATAATATTATGCATCTAGGAAATGTAAAATTTATATATGACGATTCTTTTGAAATTATTATAAGCAGTACCTATAATAATCCTACAATATTTGATCATTTATTATTCTTACATAAAATTATTTGTAAAGATGATAAAAATGAATATACATACAACGGATATATATTTCTAGCATATAGTACTGTTAGTACTGTAGAATATTATGATAAAAATCATAAACAAAAATTAGCATATATTATGGAAAAACCTATGATTAATTGGAATACATGCGATTATTGGACAGATTTAAAAAATGTAAATGCAAATAAACATATTTGTTATCATTGAGTATATCATTTAAAAATTTGATATTTGTTTTTTTGTTAGAAAAAATTAGAAATGACGCATGATAAAAATAATAAAGGTATAAATTCGTCAATTATGGGTAAAAAATATGAATTGCAAATTTATAAAATTGTTAAAATGTGTAAAACACCTGATTGGATGCAATGTAGTTTAAAATACGACGATGTTAATAAAAAATGGGTCGGCAGTACAAAAAATAAAATACCTGATAAATCTAAAGAGACTTTTGAAAATATAATATCTAATAATTTATTATTTAATGGAAATATACCAGTATTTATGAATAAAAAAATAACTTATGAAGAATGGATTAAAATAAAGAATGAAACCGATATTTATAATGATATATATATTGATTGTCCCAGCGATACTATTAAAAAACTATATAGTGAAAAAAACTGTAAATATATTCAAATATCTGAAAAAGGATTGTATCATTTAGGTTATGATATATGCGATTTCAAAGTTCCTGAATTTGAATACGAACAAAGATTAAGAATAAGAACAAAAATACATACTAAAAAAAATAGTAATGGGTATTGTGTATTATCTGTTATTGTTGCATGTCAGCCAAAAAATATTAAAATATTAAAAAAAAGTAATTATAGTTTAGATGATAAGGTTAAACTCCCAGACATTTTAGAATATTGTTATATTAATTAGATATAATAATAATTTCAGAAGACTTCTTTGTAGCATTCATACTATAAGACCATTTAACATCTATAATAATATAGTCTTTGTATAGACATCTTATGTATTCGCAATTATTATATGCTAATACCCAATTTTTATTTTTATTTAATATATCAAATAGTAAATCATGATTAAATCCATCGTGCATATCTCCATTATTACCATATAATTTTGAGTTTTTTTCTAAAAAGTATGGTGGGTCTAAAAACATTATAGACTTTTCATATTTTTTATCATTTATAAATTCTACAAAGTCTTCATTGTATATATCAATATTCGTAAAGTCCATAGATTCAATTCTATTTATCGATGATTCCGTAAATCTTTTATTACTTGCTTCGCTTGAAAATCCTCCTGATAATGTAGACCCATTAAAAGAACATCTATTTATAATAAAATATTGAATAGATTGTTGTAGTGTGTTATCATTTAAACTCATAATGGTATTCCTATAATCAATAAATTGTTCTTTAGAAACAGACTGAACTTTTCTAAGTTCTTCACATAATATTTTTTTATTATTTTTAACCTGTTTCCAAAAACTATATAATGGTTTAAATTTATCATTAACAATTAATCTAATATTATACTTGTTTTGTAAATAAAACTCAAATGATCCTCCTCCAAAAAATGGAGAGGTTATAATATCGATATTATTAATGTTAAAATATTTTAATATAACTTCATCAAATAACTTACAAGCTCTTGTTTTACCACCCGGATATCTTAGCAAAACCTTGAGAATAGATTTGAGTACATAATTATATATTTCTATAACTTTTAAACTTTTCTATATATTCTTATAATAAAAAGATTATGTACTCATTTTATTTAAGAGCATTATTATGAATATTTTGCAAAACCTTGAGAATAGATTTGAGTACATAATTATATATTTCTATAACTTTTAAACTTTTCTATATATTCTTATAATAAAAAGATTATGTACTCATTTTATTTAAGAGCATTATTATGAATATTTTGCAAAACCTTGAGAATAGATTTGAGTACATAATTATATATTTCTATAACTTTTAAACTTTTCTATATATTCTTATAATAAAAAGATTATGTACTCATTTTATTTAACATCATTATTATGAATATTTTGCAAATCTTAAGAATACAATTTGAGTACATAATTATTTATTTCTATAACATTTAAACTTTTCTACATATTCTTATAATAAAAAGATTATGTACTCATTTTATTTAACATCATTATAATGATTATTTTGCAAATCTTAAGAATACAATTTGAGTACATAATTATATATTTCTATAACTTTTAAACTTTTCTATATATTCTTATAATAAAAAGATTATGTACTCATTTTATTTAAGAGCATTATTATGAATATTTTGCAAATCTTAAGAATACAATTTGAGTACATAATTATATATTTATATAACTTTTAAACTTTTCTATATATTCTTAGAAAAAATAAATTATGTACTCATTTTATTTAAGAGCATTATTATGAATATTTTGCAAATCTTAAGAATACAATTTGAGTACATAATTATTTATTTCTATAACATTTAAACTTTTCTACATATTCTTATAATAAAAAGATTATGTACTCATTTTATTTAACATCATTATAATGATTATTTTGCAAATCTTAAGAATATATTTTGAGTAGAGAAGCGTATAATTATTTATTTCTATAACTTTTAAACTTTTATATATATTTTATGAAAAAATAAATTATGTACTCATTTTATTTAACATCATTATTATGAATATTTTTGCAAAACCTTGAGAATACATTTTGAGTACATAATTATATATTTCTATAACTTTTAAACTTTTCTACATATTCTTGTAATAATTAAATTATGTACTCATTTTATTTAACATCATTATTATGAATATTTTTGCAAAACCTTGAGAATACATTTTGAGTACATAATTATTTATTTTTATAACTTTTAAACTTTTCTACATATTCTTGTAATAATTAAATTATGTACTCATTTTATTTAACATCATTATTATGAATATTTTTGCAAAACCTTGAGAAGACATTTGAGTACATAATAATATATTTTTATAACTTTTAAACTTTTCTACATATTCTTGTAATAATTAAATTATGTACTCATTTTATTTATTACCATTATTATGAATATTTTTGCAAAACCTTGAGAATACATTTTGAGTACATAATTATTTATTTCTATAACTTTTCTATATATTCTTGTAATAATTAAATTATGTACTCATTTTTTAAGATATAAGGAATTAAATATTTTTAATTAATATATTATGAGTAAAAAAGAACAACAACAGCCCCCTAATAAACGCGTAAAATACAGTGATACAGAAGACTTTGTAAAAGATGGTATGACAACAGAAGATATAAAAAATATTGTTCAGGATATTATGCTATATTTAGTAGAACATAAAGGAAAAAATACTCATCAAGATAATTTAAATAATTATAAGATAATTAATGGTAAGGTTGCTTTTTTCCTTGAAAGATATCCTTTATTATTTGAAATGGTTACAAGAGAAGAAGGTTTTGATTATTCTAATTTTGAATATTTTCTTAAAATGAGAGAAGATATTGTAAAAAAGAAAATTACATCAGAAAACGCTTCAAAAGAGGTTGGGCAAACATCATTTGATAAATATTGCAAAAATAAAATTTAAAAAATAAAAGAATGTAAATAAATAAAAATTGATATAAAGTAATACATATTACATATATTATTCTTAATAACAAATAAATTATGAATTCGCTTGTTTCTACTTCCAATTTCCCAAAAAATATTGATGAATTAATTTATGAAACATATGAAAATTATAATAATAATATTCAAGAAAACAAGACGCACGCACAATCATTAATTTACATTATTAAAAAATATCATTTGTGGCCTACTATTAAAGTTAAGAAGTTCAAAAATCGCGATGATATTGTTCTTCTTCATAGTAATTATAAAATGAATAAAGATAAAGACTTTAAAGAATTGTATGAACAATGTAGAAGTATCGTATTAGACTTTAATGATACTAACAACAATGTTGTAGTTACATATGCTAATTCAATACCAATTCGTGTTAATTACGATACTTATAACAATACACTTTATAAAAACGAGGATAAATGCTTTGAAGCATATGACGGTACAATTATTACAATTTACAATTATAAAGGAGAATGGCATTTTGGAACATCTAGTTGCCCTGATGCTAATAGTTCAAAGTTTTCACATCCTACTAAATCGCACGGTAATATGTTTGATGAAGTCCTATTAAAACTATATAAAAACTCTGGTGTTAAAAACATTGATTTCATAGAACATAGCGAAAGTGAAGTTTATGAGAATGTTAGGGAAAACTTTGTTTCTAATTTGGATGTTAGTATGGCATATGAGTTTATCATTTTACACTATGAAAATATTCATATTATTGATTATACATTAGAACTTGGAGAAAATTATATGGAACTGATACATATTAGTACAAAAAATAGAGAAACTCGCGAAGAATGGGATGATATTTCTTCATTAATTCCCAATTTGATACATCTTGGCGTACTATATCCTAAACAATTTGAAGTATTACAAGAAGCACACGATTATATTTCATTAAACCCTAGAAGTTATGGGCTAATTATCAAAAAGCAATTAGAAACATCAAAACAACTATATAAAATTTCAACAGATTATGTAAGACATCGTGAGGAAACAGACCCTTGTCATCCTAATAGTTGGATGAATATTCTCGCGGTATATATGAAAAATAAAAATGAATATACTATTAAAGATTATATTAATGACTATAATCCTGAACTATCATTGCCATTGGATAATAATAATAGAGAGATAGACCCGACTTATTTAATTCATACAATTATATCTAGTATTAAGGATATTATTTATAGTTATTATATTATAACTACATTGTACTATCCTAAATATACACGTTTTAAAATGAATAAAGAGATGGATAAGCAATTTCCGCCTATTATTCAGTACCATTTAGCACAATTGCGAAGTCTTCAAATAACAACTTACAAAGAAAGAATTATCAACTCTCGCAACGTATATCACTATTTGTGTCAATGTAATGATATTAAAAATATTAAAACTCTTATTCAATTCTTCGCATCTAATCCCGTAAATGAAATGAATACGCGAACATCAATGTGTTTTGCTATTATGAACAGTTTAATTTCGTAATTATTATAATTCTAATATTAGAAGCATGAGTTATTTTTCACAACAAGGATGGATTTATTTGCTATTAAACTTAATTTTAGTTACAATTATAGCTATTATTGCATTATATAATAATATTAACGAAGGTGCTAAAAATATTGTTGGTGTTGTATTTACATATATTGTTAGTATATGTATTATTATATTTTTTACGTATTATATGAGTTGTTTAACATTTGGTGAATGTCATATGTTAAGTTGGACAGTTGTAACTATTTTTACAATTATACCATTTGTAATTATAATAATTTTTTTATTTTTTACTTTCATACTTTGGCTATTTTTTTCTAACAGTACTACTACAAACAAAACTTCATATTCTAATTCAATGATAACTGATGAAACATCTTCTCCCGAAAAATCACCATCACAACAAACATTAGCAGAACAAAGATCCGCAGAAGATAAATTGTTCGCGGAAACTTTAGCAGCTCAAACGGCATCAGCAACACCACCACCTGCTGAAACACCACCTGCTGAAACACCACCTGCTGAAACACCACCTGCTGAAACACCACCTGCATAAACAAAATTATTTTTTTTATTAAAAATTGATATATAAGATAGATTATATTAATATATTATTATAGAATGTTTCATAATTATTCTTTTGACGCTAAAGATCCTTCCAATAATCATTCATTTGATATTCATAATATTGACCTCGCAATTGTTAATGGCATACGCCGTATCATTTTAACAGATATTCCTATTCCTGCCGCTATAGGTGAAAAGTTGGATAATGATGAACCAACTGTCGAAGTTATATTAAATACAGGCGCATTACATAATGAATTTATCATTCATCGCATAGGATTATTACCAATATGTTTAACAGAAGAAGAAATAGAATCATACGAAGATGATTCGCTTGTATTGGAATTAAACGTTAAAAATGAAACAAATACAACAATTAATGTTACAACAAAAGACTTGTTTGGATATATGAAAGGCGAACAACTGACAAAACAAAAGTTAGCATTACTATTTCCACAAAATAAGGTTTCTAATGATCATATTTTAATAACCCGATTAAGAACCGGTGAAAGTCTTCATTTTACTGCTAATATTGTTAAAAGAACAGCTCGTGATAATGCATCATTTAATCCAGTATCATTATCTAACTTTTCATATATACAAAACCCCGATGAAGCATCAAATTATGAAAATGTAAATGATAAAGAACGCTGTTATTATAAAGATAAGTATGGAGACCCTTATAAATTTAAATTTGATATCGAGCATATTAATGTTAATGTAGGACCTAAATATTTAATTCCAAAGTCGTTGGATATTATTGTTAATAAACTATCTAATATTCGCCATGAATTGGTTGATACAGAAAAGTCAGAAAAAATAAAGATTCAACAGTTTCAAGATATTATAAGTACTTATGAGTTTATAATTGAAAATGAAGATGATACTATTGGAAATATAATTCAATCTTATTTGCATAATAAATATGTTCGTGAAAAAAAATTATACAAAAAAACTATTAATTGTTCCTTCGCAGGATATATTTGCCCACACCCTTTAAAGTCCATAATGATTATTCGTATAACTCTCGTTGATGTAAAAGAAGAAAATGATTTTAAAATATTCTTTGGAGACATATGTAATGAAATTATAGAAGAGATTGTAAATATTAAAACAAACTGGAATAAGTTTGCTATTGAAAATAATGTTTCATAAAAATCTCAATATATTATATATTATTTTATTAAAGAGATATACATATACCAAATAATGTCAATAGAAATAAATAATATAATGTTTGACATTGAAGATGAAGAATTGGACGATATTGAATATCTTGAAATACTAACGTTAGATGAAATAATAAAAGACAATCCAGCGTTTATTTCATTATCACGTACAGAAATATACGAAAATTTAAACGATTTTTTTACTAATAATAAAAAAGCAGAAAATGTCACACAATTAATATACAATATATTACAAAATAAAAATGAAATTAATGGAAGTCCCGAAGATTATACCAATTATGCTTTTAAGGTTGATGCTGTAAAAGATAACAAATATATGGAAAGACAAGAACTATATGACGATGTTAATAATTTTGGAAAACTTATGAAACTCAATACTATTAGACACGATGAAGCAAAAAATCGCTATTTTTTTTCTATTAAATATAACGATAAGTCTAAAAATATTAGATTTAAACCACCTTCTAAAATAAACGCAGTATTAGAAAATGAAAATGATGAGTTCCCAGTATATTACCCTGTATTTCCAATGGATAATGTAAATATACCAATTATTGCGGCATATTATAAAATACCAACATCAACAATTAATGATTATATATATTCTAAAATAACATCACATTTGACAAATAGTATAAATATTAATTTAGTATATTCTGACAATTATAAAAATGTAAATGATTTAATTAAAGATGTAAAGCCTGATATTAAAAATATAGTTGAATATCTCAAAGATTGTTTTGCATTAGATTATAGTTATATTGATAATATTTTTAATAGATTTGGTTATCAATTTGACTTTATTACAAAAACAGACTTTGATTATTTATGCGACCATATGTTATCATTAACAAAAAATGAAAAGGAAAGAGTTAATATTAAAAAACAGTATAAAATAAAATTACCAGATCTTATTAATAAAAAATTAACATTTTTTGATAAATTAGAATCTGGTATGAAACTTATTAATCTAAATAACGATATTAAAACAATAGACTTTTTAGAAAAGGTAAAAGAACTAATTGAAAAAGATAAATTAAATAATATACAAACTAATGAATTACTCAAAATAGAAGGTATTGATATTTATGATATTATATATAATATTCATAAAGGAAAAACAGACCCTGCAGAAATAATTGAAAAAATTAGAGAATCAATAAAAAATATTAATAATAATGATGTATTAAAAACTATAGATGATATATTAAATACACATTCTAATTTTGCTGAAATAGTTAATGAAAAGACTATTATGACGAACCTTGAAAAATATTCTCGGGAACATATTTTTGATTATGATAAAGACGGAAAAGAATACATAATATCTTATCGCGAAACAAAAGAAATAAAAGAAGGAGCCGACCGCGAAAATTACGAAGGCGTGTTAGATATACAAAATATGAATGATATAATGGATATTGAGGATATTGATAATATAGCAAATGATATTGATGAAAAAATATATGGTAATAAAAAAGCTAATTTTGATAAATATTTAACAAATATTAACTATAAAAACGAATTAGGTTTCATAGAATGTTTAACTATTATTCTCAATATGATGGAAAAAATTGAAAAGTCTGCTGTTATAGATGTAGATTACGATTTATTATCAAGTGAATTATTTAAATATCATAGAAGTATTTCTACAAAATATGATAAATATAAAAAAGCTTTTGATGATAACGAAATAGATATAACAGGTTTTGACATAAATGTTCTAACACGTTTTAAACCATATGATATCAATGACGGAAAATCACTTATCGAAGGACTAAAACAACTGAATATATTTAATATAGATGAAGATGCTCTAAACGATATTAAAGACGTTATATTGTCTGTTAATAATGATTGGGTAAGTACTTTAAATAGTATGTTAGTAACTGCTATAACATTTTGGATAATTGATATACAAGAAAAAATATTAAATGATACTATATTAATTAATGAAAATTATCTTAATAACGCATTTTTATATAAATGGTATGCGTATGGTTCTCCATTGTATGGAATAGATGCTAAAAAAAATGTTAAAAATGGTGTATTACCATATATATCAGATGTTGTTATAGATTATTTTAAAGATACAAATTCAAACAATATAGATACGAAAAATATGGTAGGAAATATAATATCAAATATTGAAGATAATTATAAAGACAAGGTTATAGAATTATTGAGCAAACATGATAAACAAAAAGAAAAAAAGAAAGTAGAGCGTGGTGTAAAAGAAAGAGATAATTTAAAGCAAAAACTTATAGAAAAGAAAGGAAATGTTGATAAAATTGAAGCTGAATATGTGAATGCTTTAATATATATGCCAGGAGTTAATTATAAAAAAATACATAAATATTTATTGGGGTGTTGTCTTAAAAAAATAGATGATACTTTTGATGCTGATGGAGATTTAGATAAAGCAGGTAGAAAAGATTTAATAGCAATTAAAAATCGTTTTGCTATCAATAAAGAAACTAATAAACCTCGTAATTTAAGATATGTTCCAGATACAATAACTGTAATAAATGACGAAAATGAAACTGATAGATTTGATGAAAATAATATTGCATATATAAAGACGGAAGAATATATTTACAATGTTAAAAATGATGAAAATATTGTTTCGGAATGGTTAGAAAATATGTATGATAAAAACGTATTATTACCTAATGATATTATTGATAAAATAAAAAATAATTCTAAAAATATAGATATATTAATTAAAGATAATATCAATATTTTAATAAAAACATCACATTCATCAAGCGACTTTCATAAATTTTTTATAGTAGGTAAAATTAATTATAAGAATATATTATTAACTGTTTCTAAAATACTTTATAAAAGTAATATCAACAATGACGAAAATATAGATTTATTAATCAAAAAGTCTATAGATGATATTAAACGAATATTGGAAGATATATACGTTTTAAATAAAGTAGTTAATGATGATATTATAATTGACGTACATAGAATAATTGCTTATATTGTAAGTAGAGCATTATGTTTGCCATTTAGTCCAGATAATATATCAAATGGTATATTAAAGTCTATAATTGATATACCTAATGGTTTTATAGAATTACATACTAAAAATACTTATAACGAAGTTTTGAAAATTCTAAAAACTGCTATATTCCCTACAATGGATGAAAATATTGACTTTATAAATAAAAAGCGTGAAGAAAATAAACAACAAAAACTAAATATTTTAAATAATAACGAAAATGAAAAGAACCAAATTATAAGAGACCTTAAAAAAGCAGGCGTTAAACATAATTTAATGCACGATGATAATAAGGAATTGTTTAATAATAAAGGAGATTATTATAATAAAATAGATGAAGATTTGATAAAAGAATTAAATGACGATGTTCTTAAACAAGATGATGTTGAAGAGTTTAATAATGCATTTAACGATATATATCCGGATGAAGAAGGAAATATCAATAATGAACATATTATATCGCATTTTGACGATGAAGAAGAGGATGATAAAATGGAAAAACAAGAAATGGGTTTTTTATTTGACTAAAACTATACAATTTCAGATGATAATGTAATATTTTCACTTTTTAAATCTGGAATGATAATATTTTCTTGAGAATAAGTTAATTTTGTACTATTTCTTTTTACAAAAGAGTTTCCTATAATACCATTAAGTTGTATTGGTATATATCTTTCAGCTTTTGTAAAACAGTTTGCTACAATTAATTTATGTCGATATGGTATTTCTTCAAACATACAGTCTTGGACTAAATTATCATATTTTAAAATAATTATACTATATTGTTCTTTTTGTAATGGCTGTTCGTAAGATTCTATTTCTTGCGAAAGAACCATAAATTGTTGAGATAACTTTTTAAAACTCTCAAACTTCTCGCTTGCTTTTATATTACCTGCCAAAGACATTATTAGAACACTTATCGCGTTAACTACAATATTTGGTATTTTAACATCATTTGCATTCACACTAATACTATTAATAATACACATTGCTGAACTTGTTAATACTAACGGAATATTAAAACAAAACTTAACAATACTCCAATGGTTTGCTGCCTTTGAACACAACAACGCCATTGCCTCGCATTTATCCAATATTTTAATAGAATTACTAACCATTATTTATACTATATACAATATACAATTATTATTATTTTTTTTATTTGAATTATTATATTAGAAGGATATGGATATTGAAACAAAACCTGAAAATTGGATACTCCCAAATAGAATTGGGTATAACAAACAAACATATAAAACATTTCATCCATCAAAGTATCACTCCGACTTTGAACAATCATGTGATGTAAATATAAAACAACTTTCTTTATTTCCACAACAAAGAATTGTACGCGATTATATGCAATTTGATAGTCCGTATAGAGGTATTATGTTATATCACGAATTAGGTTCGGGAAAGTCTGCTGCGTCTATAGCTGCTGCGGAGGGATATATAAATCGTAAGAAAATTGTAATAATGACCCCTGCTTCATTATCCCAGAATTATGAAAATGAATTAATGAAAATATCTTCAGTTGGCTTAAATCTTAAAAAGTCTTGGACGCAACTAAAAGTAGATAAAAAAAATATAGAAATGATGAAAATATTAAATAAGTATGCTATTACAGATAAATTCGTGAAAAAAGACGGTCTTGTTTGGATACCACTTTATCAAAATGATATAGTTGGTGCTGAAATAATTATAGAAAATATTCAATATTCAAAAATGGAATCAAAATATAAAGAAGATATTAATGCAACAACAGTTCATATAATACGTAATAGATATAAGTTTATTAATTACAATGGCTTGAATAAAAAGATGATTGATGAGTTAGGTAAAAGTCCTTTTGATGATTCATTTATAATTATCGATGAGATACATAATTTTATTAGTAGAATTGTCAATGGTTCCAGTTTAGCAAGACGGATGTATAACTTTATGTTAAACGCTAAAAATATAAAGTTAGTATTATTATCAGGAACACCTATAATAAATCAACCTTATGAAATCGCAACACTTATAAATCTTATAAGAGGTCCAATGGATGTACATGAATTAGAATTGTTGAAAAGCTCTGATCCACCAAACAAAGGAGTTGTTTTATCTAAATTAAAAGAAAATAATTTATACAAATATATTGATGAAATATATTATGATAAAAACTCTATATTTATAATGTTATTACCAAATGACTTTATGCGTATTGCAAACGAAGATAATTCATTAGTTGCGAAAAATAAATGGTTAATTAATGAAAGTAAAATATTAAGCGAAATAATAAAAGTACTAAATAAAATAGGTCTAAAAATATCATTGAAAAATAAAAAAGTAGAACAATATTATGCTTTACCAAATATAAAAGAAGAATTTAATAAATTATTTATCGACGATGAAGACCCTGAAAATATAAAAGTAAAAAATATGGATCTTTTCCAAAGAAGAATATTGGGAACATTAAGTTATTATAAAACAACCGGTTCAGATGTTTTTCCAACTATGCTTCCAGAAACTATGCGTCATATGAATATGACCAATCATCAATTAAATAAATATGTTGAGGTTCGGCGAAAAGAAATGGATATGGATGATAGAAAAAAAAGATTTGGTAATAAAAACGCTGGAGATCTTAATTCGGTATATCGTGCATTCAGTAGAATGATTTGTAATTTTGTATTTCCAGATGATATAGTTCGTGCTTTTCCACAAGATATTAGGTTTGTTATGAAAAAAGAACTTGGTAAAGATGAAAGTAAATCGTCAAATGATGTAGATGACGCAGATGATAAAAAAGATATAAATAAAGCTGTAGCATTAGCATATGATAAACAGCTATCGCAAGCAATGGATAAACTTTCAAAAAGTGAAGCACTTGATAAAGGAAACCTGAAAAAATATTATAGTCCAAAGTTTGCACAGATGTTAGATGATATAAATACATCTCCTGGTAGCGTTCTTGTATATTCTCAATTTCGTATGATAGAAGGATTAGGTATATTCAAAGAGGTTTTAAATAGAGATGGGTATATTGAAATTAATATAATTAAAAATGAAGAGTTTGGATATATAATAGAAAACGTTGATGTATTTGATGAAAAATATGATAATAAACGATATGTTGTTTTCAATGCTGATAGAACTAAAACAAATATATTAATGAATTTATTTAATGGTGAATTATCCCTATTACCAGACAATATCAAATCACAATTACCTGATAATATAGATCAATTATATGGTAAGTTTGTTAAAACTATGATGATTACACAATCTGGGGCTGAAGGTATATCATTGAAGAATGTAAGACGCGTTTTAATAACTGAATATTTTTGGAACTCTGTGCGTATTGATCAAGTAATTGGACGGGCTGTACGAACTTGTAGTCATAAAGCATTGCCTAAAGAAGACCAGAATGTTGGTGTGTTTATGTATATAATGAAATTAACAAAAGAACAATTGATCAATAATCCAACATTGCGAAAAAAAGATAATGATTTAACAACAGACGAACATATATTAGGTATTGCTAAAAAGAAAGAAGGATTAATTAATATATTCTTAGATATGTTGAAGGCATCTTCTATGGACTGTGTTATAAATGCTAATAAAAATAAACCATTGCAAAATGGTTATAAATGCTATAATTGGGCTATAAATGCTAATGATAATAAACTATCTTATACTCATAATATCAAAGATGATAATAAAATACAACAACATCAAAAAATGCAGAAAATTAAAAAAAATAAAGGTTCTGTTGTTTCAAGAAATGGAGTTAAATATGTTTCAATGAATAATAAAATATATGATTATTATAGTTATATAAATGCCGGTATTTTAAATGAGATTAATATATAAATAATAAATTATATACATTAAGAGTATATTATATTAATAACATAATTTAAATGGAAGAATGTAATAAATGCATATATAGAAATAGTAAAAATTTTGACATATGTAAAAGAAGTTGTTCATTAAAAAGTACAAACTTTTGCAGATATCATATGAAAACGAAGTTTCAAGAAATATTTAAAACTTATTATTCTATAATAGGAAATAATGATAAAATAATTATTAATGATATTTATAATATATATAAATATGTTAATGATAACATAAAATGCGATAATGAGATTATATATAAAGAGGTTTTTATTGAAATGCTTAAATATATACCTTATAAAAACTTATTAAAAATAACATTACAATATGTTAATAATAAAAAAGAATTATATGATTTTTTATATAATATAAATAAAAATACTTATAAAATTAGTAAAAGCATTGATATAAAAGTTATAATAAATGCTCAATCAAAAATACAATATAAACATTATACCAAAAATGATTATTTGCACAATTGTATAAATAATGAAGAATTATTTACTTGTGATAACGTAGTAGATATACCAAAATCAAAACTTTTTATATTAACTATTAATAATATATCATATGCTTTTGATGTTATAGAATTAGATTATTTCGTAAGAAGATGTATATCAGATAATGTACATCCTTATAATCCATATACACGAGATATATTATGCGAAAAAGAGTTAAAAAAATTGAAAATGTTTATAAAATATAATAAACTTTCTATAAAAAATAATGAATGTATATGGGAAACAGATATGCATTGTTATACAGATCTTTCGATAGAAATTGAGAGAAGAGGGTTTTATAATAATCCTGAATGGTTTAATAAAATGAAAACAGGAGACTTCTTAAAAACTATTAAATATTTTAAAGACTTTTCAAATGATATAGAACAAAGTAAATTATATTTCAATAACATAAATGCTGATACATTATGTATTGACTTTTGTAAAGATGGAATAAAAATGTTTCGCGAATGCAAAGAAGATTTATATATTTTATGTTGTAATTTTATGAAAGCGTTGGCATTATGTTCAAGCGATTTTTATAATAATATTCCCGACTGGGTGTTAAATGTACATACAAACTCACATATTATACATTTACCAAATAATAATTATAATAATTTTAATAACTTTTTATTATATTATTATGTAGAATATATGTAATAATGAACAATTATAATAATAATTATATTAAGCATGTACCCGATTTTGTTTATAATCCCGCAACTATACAACAACAACAACCTATAGAAGATGATAATAAAAAAAACTTTAATAGCTATATATGTAAATTTAAAACTGCTTTTTATTCCTCAATATTATTTATAATGTTTTCATTACCAATAACATACAAAATATTGGATATGTTGGCTAAATTATTATCAAAAAATATAGATATTATTAATGGAGATTGCGAAGAACCTCAACCATTGGGGAGAATAATAATGGGGATTTTTGTAGGTATAATATTATTTATAATATAAAAAAATAATTGTTAGATAATATATAATAATATATGATATGTAATGATATGATATTTAATATGTTATGATATGATATTTAATATGTTATGATATGTATTATGTTCTTATGCTTTTTTTACGGCTTTCTTAACAGCTGGTTTCTTTTTAACAGGTTCTTCATCCGTAGGAGTTTGAGTTTCTTCGGGACTTTTATGAGTTTCACTTTCTTCATCTTCATCATCGTCTTCTTCAACTACGATAGGTTTTTCACCATCATTTGAAACTGAAACAATATTTTGTTGAACTTTTGAAATATTGTCGTCATAATCAATATCAATATCTTCTTCGTCTTCTTCTTCTACATCATCTTCGCTATCCAATACAAATGCCAATTTTGCGGTATTAAGTTGTTGAAACTTTCCTGATACAACTCTCCAACTACAACCAAACATACCAGCAGAAAACCAGATACCGTTTAGCTGAATGATAAATTGTGCTCTTCCGCCTTTAAGATTAGAAACATATTCATTGAAATTAATTTCATTATTATCCATATCATATGAGTCAAATCCAAACTTATCTTCAACCGTATTATATGGGAGTTTTGCCTTAAAGGTAGGAGGATATTTGTCAGCATAATCTCCAGTACTTTTATCCTTATCGCGTTTAATAATAGGAGTAAACATATTAGCTACTACGTCTTTTGAAATAATCTTATTTCCTTTGAACCAGATAAGAGAGTTTTTAAAAGCATCATCAATAATTTTTTCTTCCAATTCTTTCATTTTATCGTGAAAAGATTTAATCTTGGGATTTTCATCAATACCTTTGAATGAAACAGTAATATCATATTTTTTCTCTTCATCTTTTGGTGCATCACTTTTAATATATTGCATGTTATCATTAACTCCATATGGAATATTCATAACCGGAGTTTGAACGTTAATTTTTGAACCTGCATAATTAAGATAAACCTGTTTAGCACCAGAAGGCAGTTTTTTCAATTCAGAATATTTAATCTTATCAAGGTTGATATTCTTAGGGAGGAGGACGCTGTTCATTGTTGTATATGTAACCGTGTTATTCTTTATATAAAACGGATACTATCAATTTTTATTTATTTACTATAAAAAATTAAAAATTAAAAAAAATAATTAAATAAGTTAATAATATGGTTAATAAAAAGGTATTAACAACTGAAATATATAGATATAATAACAAAGAATTTCCAATATATAAAACAAAAAAAGGGATAAAAATAATAAAAATAAATAATAATTTTTATAATATTTATGATAAATCGATAAATGAAAAAATAAAAGATGAATGTTTTAAAGAACTTTTAAAAGAAGAATTAAATGAGGATGATTATATTATAATTTAGTTATTAAAATTGTCAATATGGTATAATCGTAAATGACTCTTCGATTATAAAACAAACTAAACTTTTTGAGAATGTCTCTATATCAATTGTATCTATTTTCATTTTTTTATTATAATCACGGATTGCATTATCAATTCCATAATACATTAGAAAGTTGTTAGTTTCATAAATTGTCATAATTCCAACATAATTATCAACATAATCGCGAAGATCTGATTTAAGAATATCTTTGCTTGAATGAAAACTATCATCGCAATAATAAATATTATCATATATCTTTTTGCAAATTTCATATGAACAGTCGTGAGCATTATTTGAAATAATACATTTAAACATTGTTTCTAATAATACAAATGTCTAATGTATGTATCATTTTTTATTATTAAAAATTTAAATTATATACTATAATATTATAGAAGATGCCTATAAAAAAAGATGATATGATAATTAAATTAGTAGAACATCTAAAAAATAAAGATGGAGTTTATTTTATAGAAAAAATTAATCATACAGATGTTATTCACGATAAATATATTAGTAAATGGTTAAGTTCTATGTCTTTAAAAGATATAAAAAATTTATATGATAATCTTGTTTCTGTTAAATCTCCAGATAAATCTCCAGTTAAATCTCCAGTTAAATCTCCAGTTAAATCTCCAGTTAAATCTCCAGTTAAATCTCCAGTTAAATCTCCATTGAAAAATAAAGTTGTTAAAAAAGTTGATAATGTTGTAAATTATGAAGACTTTTTACCATTTGATACAGTACGTGAGGCAAAAAACTTTGAAGAAACTATTTATCAATTAGTTGATAAATATAGTCGCAAAAAAAGTAAATTGCAAAAAGCAATTATGGTTTTATCACAATTATTTAAAGATGATATTATAAAAACTATAGATTATAAACATAATCTTTTTGAAGTTAAAATTGTAGATTATTTATCTCTTCGTGAAGATACTTTATTATATATAGGTATTGTTATATCTAATGGAGAATTGATGGGGAAAAAGGTTATTGTAAAGGTTCAACCAAGAATACCTCCTTTATACAAAAAAGAAGATGTAGATAAAAAAAAAGGTATCAATTTAAATTTCGGGTATCAAGTAACTACAGAATCGTATATAATGTCAACATTTTCAAAAAGTTGCAAAAACGCATTAGTTCCCCAAGCATATTCATATACAGGTATTAAACCTATAATAGAAGGGGATATTGAAAGATATGTTTTGATATCTGAGTTATTGGGAAATGATTTATCAAAAGTATTGAAGGGTGCTACCGTTGAAAATATAAAAATAGCAATGATAAAGTCTATTTATGCATTAAAAACTATACATAGTTGCGATTTAAAAAATAACAATGTATCTTTCATACACAAGGATATTAAGCATGAAAATATAGTTTTTACTGATTCGTCATATAAAAATGTAAAGATTATTGACTTTGGTACTACTGAAAATCTTTTTGATAGGGATGGAAATAGAAACATGAAACCGCGAACAATGATTGAAGGGTCGCCATTATATATGGCTACAATGCAACATATTACAAGTTTAAATGATTATATGGATGACTTTCAAGCTTTTGCTTGGATGATATTAGATCTATTAGGAGATAAACCTATTGGTTATGGAATGTCTTGGGCGAAAGTTACTAATGTGAAAAATGCAAATAAAGAAAGATATGACAAAAAAATAGAGTTTATGAAAAAATGCAATGAACGTAAGTATGTTTCAACTATTGAAAATGGTACATTATCCGCTCATAATATATCAGTAATTGGGGAACTTGCAAATTATACAGTAGAACGCGCTGATAAAGTGAATAAGTATGAAACAGATTTAAAAATTACAAATGGTCATTGGAGTGCTTATTATACTATTTATAATGAAAAATACTATACGGACATAGAAAAAATAATAAATAAGTTAAAATAAATATATGTTGTTTAATAACATTTGAGTACATAATTATATATTTTCTATAACTTTTAAACTTTTCTATATATTCTTGGAATAATTAAATTATGTACTCATTTTATTTATTACCATTCTTTATAACTTTTTGCAAAACCTTAAGAATATATTTTGAGTACATAATTATATATTTTCTATAACTTTTAAACTTTTCTATATATTCTTGGAATAATTAAATTATGTACTCATTTTATTTATTACCATTCTTTATAACTTTTTGCAAAACCTTAAGAATATATTTTGAGTACATAATTATATATTTCTATAACTTTTTACAATTCTATAATATTCTTTGAAAAAATAAATTATGTACTCATTTTATTTATTACCATTCTTTATAACTTTTTGCAAAACCTTAAGAATATATTTTGAGTACATAATTATATATTTCTATAACTTTTTACAATTCTATAATATTCTTTGAAAAAATAAATTATGTACTCATTTTATTTATTACCATTCTTTATAACTTTTTGCAAAACCTTAAGAATATATTTTGAGTACATAATTATATATTTCTATAACTTTTTACAATTCTATATATTCTTTGAATAATTAAATTATGTACTCATTTTATTTATTACCATTCTTTATAACTTTTTGCAAAACCTTAAGAATATATTTTGAGTACATAATTATATATTTCTATAACTTTTTACAATTCTATATATTCTTTGAATAATTAAATTATGTACTCATTTTATTTATTACCATTCTTTATAACTTTTTGCAAAACCTTAAGAATATATTTTGAGTACATAATTATATATTTCTATAACTTTTTACAATTCTATATATTCTTTGAATAATTAAATTATGTACTCATTTTATTTATTACCATTCTTTATAACTTTTTGCAAAACCTTAAGAATATTTTTGAGTACATAATTATATATTTCTATAACTTTTTACAATTCTATAATATTCTTTGAAAAAATAAATTATGTACTCATTTTATTTATTACCATTCTTTATAACTATTTTGCAAATCTTTAAGAATATATTTTGAGTACATAATTATTTATTTTTATTAATTTAAAACTTTTCTATATATTCTTGGAATAATTAAATTATGTACTCATTTTATTTATTACCATTCTTTATAACTTTTTGCAAAACCTTAAGAATATATTTTGAGTACATAATTATAAATTTCTATAACTTTTTACAATTCTATATATTCTTTGAATAATTAAATTATGTACTCATTTTATTTATTACCATTCTTTATAACTTTTTGCAAAACCTTAAGAATATATTTTGAGTACATAATTATTTATTTTTATTAATTTAAAACTTTTCTATATATTCTTGGAATAATTAAATTATGTACTCATTTTATTTATTTCCATTCTTTATAACTATTTTGCAAAT